GGCGGCCTCGGGGCTCTTCGCCGTTGCCTCAATCAGCTTCGCTATATTTTCGAGAAACTGATTGAGCTCTGCGGTTGTCATTTCTGACATTTCCTCACTTCCTTTCCGAAGGGGCTTTCGCTCCTGCCTTACGAGTATCATTATAATATATCTGCGCAGATATATCTATTGGCGGATTGCTCAAATATATCTGCGCAGATATGTCTATTCCGTATATATACGCAGATATAAGCGCGTGGTATAATCTCTCCGAAAGGTGGTGAATGCATGGCAACAACCAAAGCACAGCAGAAGGCAGTAAATAAATACATGGCCTCGAATTACGATCGAATCAATCTCACCGTCCCCAAAGGCGCAAAAGAATCCATCAAATCCCATGCAGAGAGCCGCGGGGAGAGCGTGAACGGCTTTATTAACCGGGCGATCAATGAGACCATCGAGCGAGACGAACAGGACATGGAATGACCCCTGTCCTGTTTTCGTTTATCCCCATACTCTCCTGGTTCTCTTCTGCCGCTTCATCTGGTCGATGAGCTTCTCCCTCGGCTTTTCCGGCTCCGTGAGCACCGTCATCCGCTGCTGATGCCGCGCCGCGTAGGTGATCGCCGCGCCCATCACAAGGTCGTCGTGCTTCCCGGCGAGCGCCTCCGGCCGGTGATCCTCGTTGTAGCAGAACGTCAGCATTTCCTCGAGCAGCTCCCGGTCGGTAAACCACTCCGGATGCGAGGAGAACACCTCCACCAGATTCGCAATGGCCCGCGGACGGCTCTGCCGGTCGGTGCGGAAGCCGTAGCTCTTCCTCATCTGCCGCGTGTAGGTGTCCTCCCGCTCGCGGCTGTACTGGTTCGGGTACTCCATCTCCTGCAGCTTCATCACCGGGTATGTGGAGAAGTTCGTCTCTATGGCGACGAGCGCATCGTTGTAGAACCTCCCGAGCGCATAGATCTGCCGGACGTATTCCGGCTCGCTGTATTTCTGCCGGAGCTTGGCAGCGATCCTCCCGCTCACGTTGTCGATGACGATCGCCGTGAAGTAGTCCGAGCCCTCGCCCGCCGTGTCGCCGCCGAGCACATACGGAACGCCCTCCTCCGGCAGCTCGTAGAGCGTGATCGCGCCGGTCTCGCTCTCCGTCCACTCGCCGTCTGTAAACTCTCCGCGCCCGGCAGGGGATGGTAGCCGTTCCAGCCGGAGCACGATCTGCTCGTTGTCGAATACGCCCGTGCCGCTGTGGAGAAACGCCTCGCCGGGAGAGGCGGGATACTCCTGCCGGAACATGTCCAGGCTCCCGCCGCAGTTGTTCGCAATGCACCAGCGCCGCCATTGCAGCTGCTCGTCCGTCAGCTGATAGGCGGCCTTGAGATCCCGCTCCTCCGGCGTCCATTCCGTCCCCGGCACGACCGGCATCGAGTAGTCCGGGTTTTCAAACCACGCGAAGAACACCGGCTCAAAGTCGTTCTCCCCCGCAACGGCGGCGTCCCAGCGCTCCTTGAAGTCCTCAAAGCCGTTCGCCGTGCTCTCGATGACGACCATCGTGCCCGGCAGACTCGGCACGGCCTGTAAAATGCCGGCAAGCGTGGAGGCTTTCCCGTCCGCGCCGTCCGGCCAGAAGGCGTACTCCGAAAGATGCACGCATTGCAGCGTGTCGCTTCGTCCGATGCCGCGCCCGCCCGCCGTGGCGCATCGGATCCGGGAGCGCAGCCCCGGCCTTGCCTCCCGCTCGCTGCGGAGCTTCGACGGGTTCTCGAATACCAGCTCCTGCGCGTTCGAGGCGCGCAGCATCGGCTTCACCGGCGCGGGCAGCTCGTCATAGAACAGCTTGCTCATCCGGAAAAGGTTCGCCGTCGCGTCCTCTCGGTGCGCAACGATCAGCGCGTTAACGTTTTTTCGCGTCGCGCAGGCATGGAAGATGAGGCCCTCCGTCAGTGTGGAAAAGCCGAGCTGCCTGGCCTTGAGAATGATGAGCCGCACGGGCTTCCCCGCGTCCTGCTGCCGCTTCGCCACGGCGTATAGCTTCCTTTGCGCGTCGTTCAGCCGGAACGGCACGACCGTCCCGCTCTTCGTCTTGATCTTCAGGCAATTCTCGATATAGTCCTTGGCAATGCACGGATTCAAAGCTTTGATCCCTCCTGCCTTGCGAGCCAGTCCTCAATGCTCTCGGCGGCGGTCTGCTCACCCTCGGCAAAGTCCATGTGCTCGGCAAGCTCATGCAGCGCGCGTATCGCGCCGTTCGCGTCAAACTCCCAGAATCCGTTCGGCTCCTTCTGCCTCGTTTCCGGGTTCCATTCCAGCACCGGCGTCTTCTGCGTGCACCGCTCCACGATCTCCACCAGCCGCCGCCCGATCCACGCCTTTGATATGCCCATCTCGTCAAAGAGCTTCTTCTCCAGCTCCCGCCGGTACTCAATGACGCCCGGCATTTTGAGCGTCTTCGAGGCCGTCGAGGCCGCGCTCTTCGCGCTGTACCCCGCGGCGATGGCGGCGTCCGTGGCGTCGCCGGAGCGCAAATACTCCTGCACGAACTTCTTCTGCCGCGGTGTGATGTCTCTTGCCATGCTTCTCCCTCCTCACATCGGCCAGTACGCCGCGTAGAAATTCCGTCTCAATTCGTAGATACGGCCCACCGGCACGCTCGTCTCGCGGCTCGCCGTCTCCGGCGATTTGTTTTTCAAGAGAACGGCGATGAGGGCACGCCCCTCGGCCTGCCCTTTCGCTGTGCTCTCTATCGTTTTCCGGATCTCGTCCTGCGCCGGCGGCGGCAGATTCCGGTACGCCTCCAAGAAAGCATGCACGATCCTCTGCTGCCAGACCGCCCCGCAGCCCTTCATCGGCCGGAATTTCAACGCCGCATCACCTCCGTCTTCGCGGCAGCCCCGCCGACATTTGTTTTAACAGAACGCGCAGAGACGCGCGCGCCGTTGCCTTTTCTTTCCTTCTCCTTGCGGACATAGCGAACGTATGCGGAATAGAACCCGCTCTCCTCGTCCCGCGTCTCGGTCTGCTCGCGGATGGAAGCGTCCTTCGGGAGCTTCATTTTGCTGTGCGCGTAAACCGGCACCGGCTCCGTATAGACCGGCTTTTCCAGCCCTCTGCTCGGATGGAATTTCTTTTTGCCCTCCTCGCCCTTGGCGTTGGAGATCATGTAGCGGGCAACGCCGGTATAGTCCCCGCTCCCGTCCAGCCGGCGGTAGGTAACGCCCTGCTCCGGCCAGAGTGCGCATATGCTCTCATAGTCAATCGCCTGTAGGACGATGTGGAAATGCGGCCGAGCGTTCCCGATCTCATTTTTCCGGCCATGCGAGTAGACGTACTTGAGATTCGCTCCTTGTTCCTTCCGATACAACGCGCGGAGCTTGCGCAAAAACCGGTCGAACACCGCTTGAGCGTCATCCCAGGATATTTCTCCCTCCCCGAAGGAGAGCGTGAGCCATACGTCGCCCGTGCCGAAATTGCAGTTGAGCGTGCGGGCAAGACTCTTCACGGCGTTGATCTCGTTTCGCATGATCTTTCGGATGCTGGACTTCTTGGCTCTCGTCCCCCGCCGGATACGCTGGCCGCCTCTCGTTGTCGGCATCCAGACGCGGCGGATCTCCTCGGTCCTGCCGGAGATGATCTTGTATTCCATGATGGCAAACACTCCTTTTTCCTCCCTGGTCGTAAAGTTATCCTTTTAACAAGTCCGTAAAAATTCGCGCACGCGCACGCGAATTATATAAAGTATCGCCGGTCTTTTCTCCTGCCTCCCTCCCCGAGGGGAGGTGTCAGCCAAAGGCTGACGGAGGGAGTCTTTCCGCCCTCATTTCCGCCGCCGTGCCCCGGCAGCAGAAATCAAACCGGAAATTTCCTCGTTTTTCCTCTTGCAAGTGTCACGGTATCGTGATATAATATAGTCAGAAACGAAAGGAGGCAATATCATGCCGGTAATCGCCCGATTTTATGGGAT